TGAAGTTAATGCTTGTCCTGTTGCATATCCAATACTTGTATTTCCTACTCCTGTTACACTTGCAGGATTTCCTGCATCTTGACCAAAATAAGTTCCCTGAATAGAATTAACAGAATATATTGACCCTGAAGATTTTATCCTCATTCTTTCTGTAGGAGCAGTGTCAGTTGCATCAGTATCTCTTGTTAAAAAAACTAAATCTCCTTTTGTAAAACTACCTGTAGAAGTTTGTTTTAGCCCAATGTAAGCAGGAGAATTTGAAGCACCTCCTGTATATCCAAATCCTATTGCATATACTGCTCCTGAAGTATTATAACTTGTTGTACCTAACTGTATATAACTATTAGCTGTAGTAAATGATGTTGGTGCAGAACTTCCACCTCCTACATCAATAGTTAATTGAGCACTTGGCGAATCAGTTCCTATTCCTACGTTTGCAGAAGTATCTAAAGTCATAACATCTTGAATAGTTCCTGAAGAATTTGATGTTCTTAATACCATAGTTCCGCCATCAGCTGTGGTAAATCTTTTAAATGCTATTTCAGATTTAGGTGTTCCTGTTGAAGTTGAACCCCTTAATACAGCTTCTGCTCCAAAGTCTCATGATGGATTATTAATATGAAGTAATTGTTTAGGTGAATCAGTTCCTATTCCTACGTTTCCGTCAATGTCTATTTTAAGATTTGTAGCAGAATTATCATCATTATTAAAATTAAAACCATTACTACCACCAGTCAAAATTAAATAATTACTTTGCTGTCTAATTGAAGCAGCACCTGCAAAAGCAGCACCATTAGTAAACAATGTGCTTCCTGCAAAAGTTGCGTTATTGTTTTTTGCTAAAATTAATGGTGAAATTGAATCTGTTGCATTTCTAAAAACATAATCGCCATTACTACCTACATATTGTAAGAATTGCTGTGATGAGCCACTAACATTAGTGTTAGTTATTGAAAAATGTGCTGCTCCACTACTTGTGATATTTACTTGTCCTGTAAAAGTTGAGTTATCAGCATTTATACCTAATGTTCCTGAACTTTTAAATATATCAGCATTAACACCAAAATATAAATCACCTGCAATAGAATTATTTCCTGCACCATTTATATCTACATTTCCTGCAAAAGTTGAGTTTCCATTGTTAAGTATAGTAAATAAAGTTGTATTGTTAGCGTTATTAAAAAATCTTGTTCCAGTTGTACCGCCTTGAAAATGTAAATAACCACTATCATCACTTCTTATATAACCCTCACCACCCAATGTTAAATAAGTTCCATTAACAGTTACATTTCCTCCAAAAGTTCCTGTTCCTCCAACTGATATATTTCCACTTGTAGCATTTACTGTAAACTTATTTGTATTGATTGCTAAATCGCCAGGAAAAGCAACATTTCCTGTTGTTGCATTAGCTGTAAATTTATTTGTATTAACTGCGAAGTTTCCAGTACTAGATAATCCTAGAGTAGTAGTAGCTGAGCCTGTAATAGTTAAAGCAGTTCCAACTTGAGAAACTATAGAGTCTCCTATAGTTGTAGCAGTAGCAAATACTGGTAGGTGTCCTGGACTACCTTGTCCATCTACTTGTGAATGGTCTAATTTCGACCAACGATTATCAGCGTCAGCTATAACCCAGTCTCCAATAGACCAATCAGTAGTTCCATTTAAATTAGTATTTCCTGCGTAGTTTACTACGTAATAATTTCCTTGAGGAATAAAAGGGCTGGCATCTATTGTATAGGCTTCACCAGTTAGCATAATATTTGTATCTAAAGTTAACTGAGTATTACTATCTATAACAGTTACTAAAGCTGTAGTGCCATCTACTTGGTTAATTACTTTATTTCCTATACTTACTGTAGTGTTAAAGTTTTGGCTTGAGTCTATAAGTTTAAAAGCAGTTGTAGCTCCGTCTGTAGTTCCTGACTCTACTTCGCCTCCTCCACTTATTAAAGTAGGTGTGTTAGTGTCTGCGTCCCAACTTCCTTTGAATATTAATCCACTAGAAATAGAACTAACTTGAGATTGTAGTTTACCAAAGGCTTCTAATATTGAATCTGAGGCTTGTATATTTCCTGCAGCAGGTGTAGGAAGACCAGTTAATACTTTTCCTATTACAGCAGAGTTTGTTAGAGTTACAGCTCCACTTACTGCCGAAGACCCATCTACATTTGAAAGAGTCCCAGTAGCTTCCCCACTTACACTAAGATTTCTTGCAGTTTGCCATTTAGTAGCAGTATCTGCATTTCCTGTAAGGTCTCCAGTTACATTTCCTTGTAGGTTTCTATGAATTGTAGAGGGTAAACTAAACGTAGCAGTTTGACCACTTACTGCAGTTGTTACTTGGTTTGTAGTCCCTGAAAGAGTAAACGTTTGAGTATTTAAATTAACATCACCAGTACCAGAGTCTCCAGCTATATCCAGATCACTTGCAGCATCTAATACATCTACATACGCAGTCGTGGCTAATTTTGTTGAATTGTCTCCAGCACTTTGAGTAGTAGCTACAGAATTATTAGGCATTGTAACCCCAGTAGAAAGTAAAGAAATTTGTAACCCTTGGTTTGAAGCTGCAGTTGTTATTTGATTGGTAGTACCAGTTACAGCAAAAGTTTGCGTGTTTAAGTTTACGTCTCCAGTTCCAGTAGTTCCACTAAAGTCTAAATCACTCGCTGCGTCTAAAGTGTCAACGTAGGCAGTTGTAGCTACCTTAGTTGAATTATCACCAGCAGATTGAGTAGTAGCTGTAGTAGCAGTATTAATAGTTCCATTAAGGTCTCCTGAGAAAGTAGCACCAGTATAAGTTCCACTAATAGTAACGCTATTTGGTAAACCTATTTGTAATTGTTGACCACTTGCAGTAGTTTCAATTTCGTTAGTCGTTCCTACAATAGCAAAAACTTGAGAGTCTAAGTCAACTGCACTTTGAGTAGTTCCATCTGAAAAATCTAAATCTTGACTCGTTACGTGAGTATCCACATAATCTTTTACTGCTGCCGAAGTAGGAAGGGAAGTGTCATTATCATTATTAGATATGCCGTCTGCCTCATTAACAAGTTTATTGATAGTTACTGCAGTAGAAGTGCCTTTAAAATTAGCAAATTCTAACGTTCCAGTAGACTTGAGGTCTCCGCCTGTGTTTAAATATACACCTGAATTATTCCCTAACCCATCCGACATTTGTTTTAAAGCTGCAGTTAAAACGTCATTATCTGCAGTTTTAAATAAACTTTTATACGTTAAACTTATTTTATTTCCTGTTAGTGTACTCATTTTTTATTTTTTTTAGATAAACTAATAACTTTTTAAAGTTTGTTTTTTTTATATTATATTCTTTTTTCATAATACCCATCCTACCCAATTAGCTTCAGTATCAGGGTACATATCGTCATTACTATTCGAGTAGTACTTTGGAAACTTTGTTGAAGCGTTAAAATTCATATAGTCTATAAACCTTCTAGTATAGAAATCTGCAAAGTCTCTATATTTTTGTACTAGAAAATCAATCTCATCTTTTGTGGGTAAGTCTGCGTTTTCTGAACGATGCCTATAAGTGCCTCCTTGTTTTGTAGCGTAATTTGAGAAAGGAAGGAAATCGACCATACTAAACATTATTAACATTGGCTGCACGTATTCGTTAACTAAATAAAAATAGTCAGGATTTGCTGCGTGTGTTAAAGTTCCATTAGTAATCATTTCTGAAATTTGGTTGTATAGATCTGTACCTAGATAATTTTGGATGTGCATTTGTTGTGCAATCTTGACAAAAGGCAAAAGCAAATCTGCGTCTACTGACCCATCAATTATGGAGTTTCTTACTAAGTCTGTTCTCGATATAAATAATGCTGTAGCCATATCTTTATTTTCTATAATTTGGGTCTAAGCTCCACCAATCATTTTTAGGTTGAGCCACTTGAGCAACTTCAGGGACATTAGTTTCTATTTGTGCTTCCTTTTTTAAACTAGGGTCTAAAGCTGCGATTTTACGTCTAGCCTCTGCTACTGTAATTCTCTTGTTGTTTTTTCTTAAATATGTTCTACGTTCCCAATAGTGTTGACAATTAACTCCTCCTTTGTAAAGCCATAAATTATAAGAATTTGAACCACCAGGACCGAACCCAGGATTATCCGAACTTTCTTTGTCTAAGTCCTCCATTCTATAAACTTTTTTAGCTGACCACATTTTACGACAAAATTCTCTTTCTGGATTATTACTTCCGTAATACCTATAACGCACTTTTATTATACTCGTATCTTGAGAGCTTTTTTTGTTTGGGGTGCTAGTAGGTACTGTAGCTAAATCCATAGCAAATTTTAAAGAGTGGTTTAGTATTTTGTCATAGTCATTAGCAGGTCTTGAATCTATTAATTCGTAGCCTTCTATTTCCTCGTCTTCGCCCTTACCTTCTAACTCACTTAAAATAGCTTTAGTTAACTCTTCGTTTACATTTAAAGGAACGCAGTTAGGAACCTCTTTTCCATCTTTTATTTTTGTGCCTATTTGCTCATATCCTTTCCAACAAGGAGCCTTTAACTCTTCGTGAGTTTGACAAGGCATATAATAAATTTTACCATCTAGCTCGTGTTCGTGATAGCCCATACATCCTATTTCATTAGCTTTATTTTCAGCTTCCTCAATCGTTTCGTATGCTATTTTTCCATCAATTACTTTCGAAAATGAAAACTTTTGTCCAGTCTCCTCTTCTATTTGTTCTTTATTAGTAGCATTTGTTAAGTCGTTAAACTCTAAAGGTTGGAGCGTTTTAAAGTATAAATTAAGGACTATCTTATTGTAAGCTAGTATATCGTCAAAAGCATTTAATAAAAGTTGCTGAAAAGGTCTTATAACAGTATTATCCATTAATGTAGAAGCTGTAACTATTTCCTCTGCATTATTTCCAAAACCAGTCATATCCTTAATACCAAATAAAATAGGACTAGTAACTCTATGAGCTACCATTATTTTTTTCATAGACTCAGTAGATAAAAACTCGTATTGTTGTGGAGCATCACTTAATTGAACTGCCTCCATAGTCGCTGCAGAATCTGCCGAGTCATTAAACGCTAGTATATAACGCCCAGCATTAGAAGTGCCTTGGTATTTTGCAGCTATTTTTTGTTCTATAATATTTCTCTCCTCTTCTGTTGGAGTACCATTATTAAAGTTTATTAACATTGAAGGTGCTAAACCATTCATTATGTTATTTAAGTGATAGTTAGCTATTTCCTCTTCTAGCTCAGCATATTGTATTCCTCCTTGGTAGTCTACAGGACTATAATATTTAAATCCAGCTCTATAAGGTTTTATGTAAAGTATTTCCATTTCACTATTAGAAGACCCAAATACTGGTATTCTCTCTAGCTCATCACCTTGTTGGAACTCTTCCCAATCATAAAAATAATAGTAAGCTGGAATCTCTCCCTCTTCATTACATTTTTCAGCTCTTAAAGTCTCTATTGGTACGTGCTCCACTTGTGCTATTCTTAACCTATCTTGACTATAAATAACTTGGATAGCACATTGACCCATTAGTTTTAAATCACTAGCTAGTTTCATTTGCATATCCTCAGAAATCATAGATTTCATTTGTGCATACTCATCTGGTTTTCTATTAGAGTCTGTAGCATCTAAATAACGTCCAACTATCATTTGGGAAATACCATTAATAAGAGCGTTGTTAGTAGCAGACCCATTATACCTATCAATCAAAAATTGAAAGTAGTTATTATCTGCTCCATATTGTATCCAATCTTGGTTGTTTACCTCTCTTACTTCAGGTGTTGTATAGGTGCTTAATTGTAAAAAGTTTACTTTCATATTAGAATATTATATAGTCGTTATTTCCTGAAGTGTTTTGAATATATTGTCCTTGGTTAACATCATAATAATTATTAGTTTCTTGGTCTATAGTTTGATCTGTACAAAATATTTTATCTCTAAATATAACAGTTCCACTTGTATTAGTTATTTTAATATCATAAAACCTTCCCTCAATTAAGTTTAAATTCATAGTAACAAACATAGTGTCGTTAGTTATTACAATTCCTACTTCGTCTTCCCAATCATTTGTCGCAAGTTCCCAATCTACATTATATGTATTCCAAAAACTACCAGAAGTTAAAACGCAATTCTCATCGTTTGTGCTTTCGTCTCTTATACAAATTGTAGCGTCAGTTACATACTCCCTGGGTATTATGCCAAAAGTTTGTTCCGCAGTAGTAGTAGTTAAAACTATCATTTTATCCTTTAATAGTATAACGTAATTTTTTTAGTTTTTGTATAAATAAAACTATTACATAAAGAAATAGGGCTATTACGCCCTACTTCAAAACTAAACACAGAAAAAAACTTTATTATACTGGGCTTATTGCAGCTCCAATTTGTAAAGCACTTACTACAGCACTAGCACAGAAAAAAGCTGGTAACTGCTCTTGAGCTGTAAATGTTAAATTAAATCCTGTAAAATCTGCAAGGGCTGTCCCAGTTCCTATTGTACCTGCAGAAACGTCAGCTCCATTATACGCTCCTACTAGGAATGTATTAGAGTTAAAGTCTTCTACAAAAACGTGAGGGTTTCCTTTGACTACGTCTTGTAATTCAGCTTGAGTTAATTTGTCTAATTTTTGTAATTGAACAGTAACATTTTGGTCGTAATAAACCGTACCATTCTCTGCCGAAGCAGTAATCGTTTCCTCCATTCCAGAAGAGCCTGGTTTTACCAGGTATTTATAGGCTGCAGGTGTCGTGCTAATTGCAGTAACTTCAGCTCCAGTAACAGATAAGTTTCCTAAAGTTCCAAAGTCAGCTAAAATTATACTCTTAACGCCTCCAACACTTTTGATGCAAGGTAGATTTCTACCTGTACTTAATATTGAACAACTCATTGATATATATTTTTATAAAAAAAAGGGTAAGCAGGTTTGTCCCACCTACCCTAAATTTTGGTTAATTTAATTATTAAGAATAAACTACGATGTCAGAAGCAATTCCATAGTTCACAGTTCCAGAGAATCTGCAAATAACTCTAACATTAGAAGAGCCATCTAAATCGCTCATATCTAATAGTTTTACTTCATTCATATTTCCAACTAAAGAAGTTCCAAAGTATAAGTTTGAACGCTCTGCAGCCATCATTGAATTGTCATTCATTCCTTGTGCTACAAATACTTTAACTCCGTCAAAAGAAAGACTTCCGTTATTCCACCATTGAGTTCCCATTGAGTTAGTACCTGCTGCTCCTAGTCCATTTGCTCCAAAACCTCCTAAAGCTCTAACATAAGCTCTAGCTACATTTTGAGAAACGTATAAGTGCAAGTCTTCTTTTCCATATAAAGCTGACGGAATTTGGTCAACTACGAGTCCCATTTGAGCTATTACATTTGCAGAGTCAACTCCACCACCTACGGCAGCAATTTTTTGAGCTGCAGGAATTGAAGCGTCTGCTGCGGCTAAAGTAACTAAACCTGCATACTCTCCTACATTTGCAGCTACACCTCTCCAGATTGTTTGCTCAGTTTTTTGAGCTATCTCTGCTGCAACGTGAGCTAAGATAAAATCTGAAAATTGAGGAGGTAGGTTTTTAAAGCCCGAGAACCCCATCGATTGCGCCTCCCAATCTTTTAAAAAGTCATTTTTACAAACTTGTAAATTAACTTGTAAATTATCTGGCTCAAGTATTCTCTCAGTAAGAGTAATAGAAGAGTTAGGGTTAAAGTCGCAAGTAGCATCTGATACTAAAGACCCAGTGTCTACTTTCTTAATAGTTTCTCTAAAATTGATATTTGGTTTTACTGTAATTCCTCCGTCATTGATTGTACTCGCAGAAAGAAGAGCAGCAGCGATATACTGATTTCCGAACTCACCGGAATAACTTGTAGTTATCGAAGTTGTAGTCGCTAAATTTATATTTCTTTTCATTTTATTATTTATTTATTTATTAATTATTATGCTTCAGATGCCCATATTCCGACACCGCCTACGATAAACCACTTTGTTAAAGCTACGGCTCTGATTATTACATAGTCTCCACTATTTGCAGTTGCTTTAGTGTTTACCCAATCTTTGTCTACTACTCCACTAGCTACAGAATCTGCTGCAGCGTTAGCGATAGATCCGTGAAAACCATCTGTAGAGTGTGGACTTAAAGTGATTATGTTGTTACCGTCTGCTCCTGTATTTCTAAATAAATATGTTAAACCTATATTTTCAGAATGAATCTGAGGTAGAGAAATAACTAGTGCGTCTGTCGCAACGTTTTGGTCGATTCCTGCGTCTCCTGCTGGAATTGATAATGAAGCAGAAATAGTATTTTGTGATACTTGTACTCTTACGTCATCGTTACTTGTGTGTATAAATGTACTCATTGTTTTTATTATTATTTTTTAATTTGACTTATTTTTGCTAATACTCTATCCATAGTTGTCTCTGGTCTATTTTGACCATATAGAAAAGTATCATTCTTTTTATTTGGAGCTTGAGTTAAAGGTTTACGAGCTGGTTGTTTAGACATTTTTTCTTTTACCTTTTCAACTTCACCATACTTCTTTTTTAATTCCTCAATCTCTTCTTTTACTTCCTCGATAATAGGACTTACTACCTCTACTACTGCAGCGATAATATCACCCATTTCAGGAGCTACTTCGTCAGGCACTTCAACTATTACTTCCTCTTCCATATCCTCTCTTACGTCTTCCTTCTCGTCAGCGATTCCGTCCTTGTATCCTTCCTCTTCAGCTTCTGGTATAGTTTCAAGTCTAATCTCATCAATTAAACCGTCATCTTTTACTACTAAAATTCTACCGTCCTCTATGGTATACTCGCCACTTGGTAGAGGAACTCTCTCGTCTTCGTCTGTTACGATAAAAACGCTTTCTCCCTTGTCGTAGCTATCGGCAAAAATTCTCGTACCGTTATCCAAGACAAGCTCTTCTAAATCAACTTGCACCCCTAGGAGCGTATTGATTTTTTTTAACATTTCACTTGCTTTCATTATTTATTATTTAATTATTAATGTTTATTATTAACTCCAGAAATTATTCATTCCTGTATATTCCACAACTTCTCTATATTTATCTTTAGCATCGTTATATAAAGAATCAGCGTCTTCTACTCTGTCTCTTAAATAATCGTACTCTCCATAAATGTCATTAGGATTTATTCCTAACTCATCTGCTGCAGCTTGGAGTTTATCTAGTTTTACTTTTAAATCTGCTGCATAGTCTTGTAATAAAGTTACAGTTCCGTTTACTACGTAATTATCCAAATCATATTTTCTTTGAAACTCCTCGTAAGCGTTTATTACTTCGTCTCCAAACTCATAGGCTAAATAACTAGCATCAGACTCTGCTTCCTCAAAACTATCTATTTCATTTTCAATATCGTCTACTAATGACAAATCTATTTTTCTTTGAGTGCTTAATACTGCAAAAACTTTATTGTCTTCTGAGTATAATTTGTTTAGTATGTTTTTTAGTGCTTTCATATTAAAATCCGTAATTTTCTAGTTCTCTTTTTTGCTCTTCAAATCTGTCTTCAAAGTATTTTAAGTCTTCTATTAATTTGATGTGGTCAAAGATATTAGCATCGACATCTGTTGGGTCAATACCTAACTCATTTGATTGTTTTACAATATCGTTTAATATATCTAAGTCATTAGTAACGTCATCTGTACTAATAAAAGTTTCTGAATTTTGAAAGTAAACACTTCTTAAAACTCCTCTAGCATCCATATAAGCGTCAAACTTTTCATCGTACCATTCCTCCGTTGAATAAGATAATCTACTAACTTCGTCTTGTAAGTAATCAAAATCATATTCTATGCCATCGTAAAGAGCTAAGTCTACTTTTGAATTTTCTTTTTTGTTTTCTTTTAGTTTGTTTAAAACTACTTGGTTTAATTTAATTGCCATATTTTTCTTTTATATATCCACAAATTTTAGGAGCAGCCTCAGCTCCATATCTTTTAGTTTGATCTGCTATACACTCGTCCCAAGGGTATTCCTCAAGGTTTACCTCTTTCTCGATTTGTCTTAAAATAAGTGGGAAGTTTAAATTGTCTTTGAACAACTTTTCTGTAATCCTGTTTAGCTCATTCATACCTATTTAACGTAGTATAAAATTATTTTGCATTTTCAGGTTACACGAGTAATAACTCCAATACCTTGAGCCCACAAAGACCCATCGCAGCACTCCCTGGAGTAAGTGTTTTCGTCTTTACAATAACAAGCCCTAGAACTACTAGAAGGACTAGCTGGGTTCCAACGCTCATTATAAGGCATAGTTTGACTACGCCTATTCATTTTATTTGTTCGTTTTCTTACCGGCATTTATTAACATTTTTTTTATTTTAAGCAACTTGACCCCTGCTTGTATTTGAGATAATTTTTCTTTGTCAATTTGTTCTAATTTATTTATAGCCCAATTTACTCCAGATTTTCCTCCCCAAGCATCGTACATTATAGGGCCGCATCCATCCTCGTAAGAGCCCTCGCTATTTCCTTCGTGCCTTTTATAAGATGCCATACGAGCTATAGTTTCACGACTTATATTTTCTTTGTTAGCTAATTGACTAGCTCTAGTCCAGCCTACTGGAGTTCCACAGCTTGAACCATTCTCTTCTTTATATTTAATTGCTTTTTTAGCATTGTTAACTGCAGACTCTGGGTAGTCATTATAAGTTTCTAGCTCTACTTCATTTAGCTTGTCTTTTATTTTTTCTTTTGGTCTCTCTTCTCGGTCAAGGAAAAAACCTTCAATACTAAAACCTTTTACGTCACCAGTCTTAACAAAGTCTTTCCATATATCCTCGTTGTTTACTTTTACAGCACCCATCCAAGTTCCTACTGGTACGTCCATATTGTATAGAGCCGACTTGTCTTTGTCTTTGTCTTCTACTATCCAAGACTCTACTAAGGTTAAACCTTCTATATCAAATTTATGTTCTAATGTAGCGTTGTTTTGT